TGTACGTGAGCACGCCGACGCGCGTGATCGCGGCGTCGAGACGGAGCCCGCCCTGGGGCGTCCGCGTCACCTTGGACGTGGAGCCCGCGAAGTCCTGTCGGTGGACTCGGTCGGGGGTGGGCATCGGCCCGGATGGTGCGGGCGCACGCGCGCGTGGTGCTAGAGACAGGTGGCACGCATCCGGGGGACGCGGTCTAGTCGTCGATGCCGGGGAGCACCGGGTCGGCGATGCACCGACACTGGTAATCATCGCCCGGGTTCGCGCGGCGCCCGGTGCGCAGGTCTACGACGGGAGGCATCGCGTACCGCTGCCGCGTGCCGTCGAGCTCCTTGTGCCGCTCACGCGTGCGCTCGTCGCGCGAGGCCCGCCACACGTACTCCGTCACCCCCGCGGCCCGGTGGCGCTCCTGGGTGATCTCGGCGTTGAGCTTCAACGTCTGGTCGCGGGCGATGAGCCGCGCGCGCGCCTCGGTGGCGTCGGTCGTCTCCGCGATGCGCGTCGCGAGGTCTTCGACGCGCGCGCCCCTCATCTCGTTGAGCACGTCGCGCACGCGGTCGACGTGGTCGAGCGGGAGCGACTTGATCAAGTCGAGGTTGCGGTGCTGCCAGTGCGAGCGGAGGTGTTCGAGGTGCGGCGCCTGCACGTCGGCGATCTTCACGCCCAGGCGCGCAAGCGCGGCCTCCCACGCGCGGCCGCTGTGCGCCGTCACGCGCGAGGCGACCACGTCGAGCGTCGCGAGGGGGTTACGCTGCCCACGCGCGAGCCGGTCGCGCAGCTCGGCGAGTTGGCGCTGCGCGCGCGCCACGGCATCGGGTGCGACGCTCGGGCCGTCACCGTCCGCGGCCGCGTCGGTGCGTTCGGGCATGAGCCCCGCCGCGCGCAGGATCGCGTCGACCTCGCGCGCGGTCTCGACGTGCAGGTCGAGCAGCGCGCGCGTGTACGTCGCCATGGCCGACGAGGGCGGAGGCGGGCGCAGCCCCGAGGTGCGCTCGCGCTTCGGGGCACGACGCGCGCCGCGGGGGCCTGGGGAGACGGTGGGGCGAGGGATCACCCGTGGCGCTCCACGCGCTCGCACATGAACGCAACGGCCTCGCGCGCCGCCGCGCGCCAGTTGGCCTGCACCTTCGGCCCGGTGCTCTCCCATGGCGGGATCGGCTTGCCGTCCCAGGTGAGCCCGCCCGCCTGCTCGTTGTAGGCGGCGAACATGCGGCGCGCGAGCACGTCTTCGTCGAGGTCTGCGCGCGGCATCACTCGCCCTCCGTGTTGGCGGGCACGATCGGCAGCAGCCCCGCGGGCTTCGTGGGCCCACCGGCGCCGCCCATGCCGCTGCGCGCGGGCGCCGCGAGGCCCTCCTGCTCGGCGGGCGGTGCGTCGCTCGCGGCCGGGAGCGACGGAGCGGGCGGCGGATCGTCGTCGGGAGCTCCCGGCGACGGGCGCGCGGCGATGTCGACCTCCGTCTCGGCGCTCCACCCTTCAGGGCGGAACCGCGAGCGGGCGACCTCTTCGGGAGTGAGCACGCCGTTCTGGAGGTACACCGCGTCGGTGTCGGCGACGGTCTTGCGTCGCGCGCTCGCTCTCGGTGGGCTGCCAGAGGGGCGGGAACTCCACCGACCAGCCCTTCGGCTCCTGCGCGCGCGTCGGGCCCTGCTGCGAGAGCATGATGAGCTTCACGATGCGTTCCGCGGCGGGCTTCAGGGTCGTCTCGCGCTCCGCGTCGATGCTGTCGTACCACGCGCGCGTGTCGGCCTCGCCGGTGGCGTTGAGGCCCGCGGGCTCGCGCCCCAGGAGGATGGAGACGGGCATCTCCAGCGCGCCCGCGAGGCGCAGCGAGTAGCGGTCGAGGAGGTCGGGCAGGCCCGTGAGCGCGCCAACCTCGACGCGTTCATACGCCTCGCCCTCGCTGTCGAGGAGGATGCTCTTCGCGACGCTGCGCGCGAGGTCCATGGCCTCCATGCGCTTCTTCAGCGTGCCGTCGGGATCGCTCGCGACGAGGGACATCAGGTCCTTCATCTTGAACACGCCGATCGACGACTGCTGCACGAGGTCGTTCACCGCCGTGTGCGCGCCGTTCCACTCGACGAGGAGGTCGTGCGCGCGCTGCAGGTAGCTCTCGCCCCAGCCCTTGAGCGTGATGCGGCGCTGGCGCGTCGTGGGGAGTCCCTCGAAGCGCACGAGCCGCGAGTGATGCACGCGGCTCGTGTCCATGCCGCCGCCGCCGCCCACGCGCGTGAGGCGGTAGATGACGGGCTCCCCGAAGCGCTCGTTGAGCGGGTCGAGCTCCCACGTCTCCGGCCACAGCTCGCGGGAAGTCACCGACGTGACGAAGAGCACGCGACGGAGCGCGACCGTGTCGAGGGGCTCCGCGGGGTCGCGCCCGTCGTCGCACCCGAGCAGCACCGCGCCGCCGCCAAACACGCGCGCCCACGTCCATGCCTCGCGCAGCCGGGGCACCACGTGCAGCCGCGTGACGGCCTGCTGCACCGCCGTCTCCGTCGCGATGTCGCCGACCTTCACCGTAAACCCGCGCCTCAGTGCGTGCTTCGGTACCGCCTCGCAGATGCGCGCCGCGTAGGCGTCGGAGTGATACAGCTCCTCCAACATGCCTTCGCCCAGGCGCTCCGCCCCCTGGTAACTGTACGAGCTGCGCCCCTGCCCACCCAGCACCGTGCCCACGCCGGTGAGAACGTTCGCCCAGCCGTCAACGCGCTCGACGGCGCGCGCTACCAACCTCTTGAAGTCGACCATCTACTTGCTCCCTGCGAATGCGGCCCTGAGCCGCGCTGCGTAACTGCCGCTCGTTGCGTTGAGGTGCTGCGTCATGGCGTCGACCTGGTCGTCGCTCTCGCCCTTCGGGAACGTCACCGCCTCGTGCACGAAGGCTGAGACCCACGGCGCGCCCTTGCGCCCGTCGTCGTAGCGGGCGTGCGTCTCGTCGGGGACGTACACGGCTCCGCCGGCGACGACGCCCTGGCACGCGTTGGCGCGCGCCTCCTTGCCGCCGTCGGGCTCGACCTCGACGACGCCGGTGATCTCGGTGCGGAGGCTCTCGATGATCGCGGGGCCGTTGGCCTTGTTCTCGATGCGCGTAGTGCGGACCTTCGGCCACTGCGCGCGCATGGCCTTGATCGCGGCGACGGTGGCCGCGAAGCCCATGCGCTCGCGGCGCTGGTCGACGAGGTAGTGCCGCGGCCCGTCGTCGCACCACACCTGGATCACCACGTAGCTGCCGTCGCTCGTGGCCTTGAACGTCGCATCGACCTCCATCGACCACGTGCCGCCCGCGGGCAGCTCGGTCCAACGGCGGAACCATTCGGCACGGAACACGCTGCCGCCCGCGGGAACCGGCCGCTGCTGAAGCTGCGCGGCTGCGCGCGATGGCCCCAACGTCGTCTCCATGCGCACCACGGCCTCTTCGGGCGTGCGATCGGGGCAGATCAACTCGCCGTCGGTGGTGCGCGGGTCGTGTGGCCAGCGGTACGGGTGCGCGCGGTCGAAGCGCATCGGGAGGCAGAGCTCGACGGCGCCCGCGCGCCGGAACTCAGCGGTGAGATCGCGCTCGTGGAGGCGCTGCATGATGAGCACGCGCGCGCTGGTCTTGTGGTCGCGAAACCGCGTCGGCATGGTGCCTGTCCACCATTCGAGGCAGGCTTCGAGCTCGGTGGCCGACGCCGCGCCCATCGGGTCGAGCGGGTCGTCGACGAGGGCCGTGTCGCAGTGCTGCCCCGTCACGCTCCCGCGCGTCGTGGTGCTGTAGCGCATCCCGCCAGCCGTCGTGTAGTACGACGAGACGGCCTTCGATGCGCTGGCGTCGGTGGGGAGCTTCACCTTCGGCCACCGCGCCGCGAACCAGTCGCCCGTGACGAGCGTGCGGGCCTTGCGCGCGTCGCGCAACACCACCTCGTCGGAGTAGCTCGCGACGATCCATCGGTGCGTCGGGTCGAGCGTCCACACCCACGCGGGCCACAGCACCGACGCGATGAGGCTCTTGCTGCACCCGGGCGGGAGGTTCACTGCAAGGTCGCGCACCTCGCGACGGGTCACGGCGTCGAGGTGTTCGCAGAGGGCGTCGATGTGCCACCCGGGCACCAGGCGCTGCGGCTCGACCTGGGGCCACGCGAGCCGGACGAACGCTCGCAGCCCGCCGCGTCGCACGAGCTCGCGGTCGAGGTCGACGCGGGTGACGTTCACGGCGCCCCGGCCTTCTCGAGGATGCGCTCGAGCTCGGCGAGCTCGTCGGCGGTGAGCTTCGACAGGTCCGGGCCGGCGGCGGGCGCCTGCACCAGCACCTCCGCGCGCGGCACCCCCACGCGGTCGAGTAGGGTGCGCGCCGCGAGCGACGCCACAGCGGGGTCGGGGTCGTCGAGTTGAGCCAAGAGCACGTCGGCGGCGCGCACTGCGCCGTCGCGCAGCTTCGACCGCGCGGCGGCGACGGCGTCGGCGTAGCTCTCGGCGCGCTTCTCGACGGCCACCGCGACGATGTCGGCGGCGCTGTGGTTCTTCCACTCGCTCACGGTCTGCCGCGAGAGTCCCAGGCGCCGCGCGACCTCGGCGACGGTGAACCCCTCGGCGATGAGTCGTGCGGCCTCGGCGCGCGCCGCCGCACCACCGACGGGGCGACGTCGCTTCGCGTCGGGTGACGTCGCACGTCGGGTCACGCTGCGCCCTCCAGCGCCGCCGCCATGACGGCGCGCACCTGGGGGCTACGCGCGATCCACAGCGCGATCACCCGCTCGAGCGACGTTGGGGGGCCGGGCTTTGCGGCGGGAGGGAGGTCGATGCCGCACTGCGCGAGCTTCCGGTAGCAGCACCGGCACAGGTCACGTCGGAACACCTTCGATCCACCACAGAGGCCGCAGGGCTTCGGTTCTGCCATGTGCCGCATTGTGCCGAATCTCTGGCACATGGCACAAGAACCGCACCGCGCCAACCGTCGCGACCCGAATGATTCTCGCGAAAAGCCGCAAAACGCGGGCTTTCTTCTATCTCTCTCTTCTATTCGGGTCGATTCGGGTCGAGAGACACGACCCTAATGATGAGCTTGTTTTCAAGGTGTTTTCTTCATTCGGGTCGTCGGGTCGGGCTGCTCGGTGTTTCCCTTCACGCGCGCAGAAAAAAGATTTACGCCGCCACCACGAGCGGGAAGTCGCTTCCGTTCTGTTGGCCACCCATTGGGGTCGCGAACAGAAGGGCACTGCCTGGGAGGGAAAGGAACCCCCTCACCTCCCAGGCGGTGCCTTTCGCTTTTCGAAGCCCCGTGGCCACCGAGCGGAAAAGAAGCTCGCCGCCGACGGCCAGCGTCTTGAGCGCCGCCCTCGCCCTCGCCGTGTCGTCGGCCAGCGCCGTACGCAGGTCCGTCACCTCGGCCCGCAGTTGCGCTTCGACGTCGGCCCACGTGGGGGCCACAGGGCGTGCCGCAGCGTCGAGCACGGCCAGACGGGCACGGGCCGCAGACAGCGACGCCTCCCGGGCCTGCAGCGCCGACAGGATCGCCTCTCCGCCCTGAGAGGCGTAGGCGTCGGCGAGGCGGGCGCTCTCGCCCACCAGGCGCCGCACCGACGCCACGAGCTGGGCGCGCTCGACGTCGGGGCCAGGGTCGCCGGCCTCGATGTGAGCCCGCACCCCCTCGAGCACCGCGTCGACGACCACGGGCGAGAGCATCGCACGCACCCGCTCGAGCACCGCAGCGTCGACGAGCTCGACGCGCCGACGGGTCGACACCGGGCACGCCGCCGCCCCGCTGTCGTGGTGTCGCCCGCAGACGTAGAGGCGCACCATCGTCTTGCCGCTCTTGCCCGTCGATGCCCGGATGGGCCCGCCGCACGCCTCGCAGCGCCCAAGGCCCGTGAGCAGGTACGCGGGCTCGCGGCCGTAGCGCTTCGTGTGTGTGCCGGCCGTGGCCACCACACGGGCCTGGGCCCTCTGCCACAGGTCCGCCGACACGATAGCTAGCTCAGGCCGTTCCACGCGAATGCGCTCAGCGACGGGGCGCTCGATGGTGCGTCGGGTGCCGCCCCGGTATTCAGCGCCGACGCGCCCCCATTCGAGCACCCCGGCGTAGCGCTCCCGACGGAGCATCGCGTGGATTCCACCCGGCGCCCACGGGCGCCCCGGCCTCGGACCGGGCACCATTCGCGCGTTCAGTGCCTTGGCGATTCCCCTGATCCCTTGACCAGTGGCGTGGCGTTCGAAGATCTCGCACACGATCGCGGCTTCACCCGGCTCGACGACATAGCGCACCCCGTCGGGTCCCCGCTCGTTGCGGTAGCCGTAGACGCGGCCCCCGACGTTGAGACCCTTGCGGGCCCGGTGCTCAAGGTGCTCCCGCACACGGCCGGTGATCTTCAG